GTCCGCGCGTTGTCATGTGTCAAGACAGCGGCACCCAGTAAGACGCTGTGACGCACAACCGTGTACTGATCAGACATCGCAACATAGTTGAAGGCTATGTGCATCATCAAGCCCAGCTCAGGGGATGCCCACTGACAGATGCAGTGCATAACAGCACCAGCGGCGTTGATCTGCCATGACAACCCTTGTTTGTGCTTGTTGATGGTCTCAATGAGTATTATGAACAATCTCAGTTTTGGGAACAATTGGCAAAGCAGCTCCTCAACAACTGTGCCCAGCAGCCAGTTGACCCTCGCGCTGAACAGTAACGTTACACAAATAAGCGCTGGTGTTGCCCACATGACGAGTCCGATGTACTCCAAATGGGAGTAATGTGCCAACGCCCACTCGTCAAATATCTGCCCAATCATCAACAGATGCTCCGCCAGCAGAGCCGTGGCCGGTCGAATTGGTCCATTGTATCTCTGCCATGATTTCCCTTCACCGGCGGCCCAGGTGATGATCCGAACTAACATCGGGGCCATGACGTACAAAAAGGCGCTAACAGCGACGGGGGTGCAGAGAACGCCACTGCCGAAATGATCAGCAATTCTGACCAAGACCGTGAATGACATCACTTCCGTAAAGTAGAATATGCACAGGCATGTCATTCTCACCATGGCATTGAGTTTGTGCAAACGAGCAAAACTGACCCAGAATTTTATGGCGGCGTAGACTGCGTCCACATCAAGGATGACGCTGGCTATATGGAAAATCCACCACATCGGGTCGATCCAGGAGGTCCACCACGGACCATCAACGGCGGCCCCATACAACATCATGGCACACGTCTGCATTGGATGATCGGATTCCATCTCCGGGTAGAGGCTCGGATTTTCACAGACCCAACGACGAGACTTCTCATCGACTTGTGTCTTGAAATCACGACAATTAGTGATGTCGTGCTTGGCGTCAAGAGCACCGGCATGTTGTTGCCTGGTACGCTCAATTGACTCCGCAACAAGCGATTGCACGTTAACGGCACGTGAACGCTTGGGAAGTTTGTTTTTAATTTTTATGGGCGGAGATGCT